AGGTTCGATACTTGTCGCTCTACTGCTTCCTGTCTGCGAACGCTTTCAGACTGTTCAACTCTTTTTTCTAGGGCAGCAATCTTTTTAGCGGTAGGGTCTTCTTCTTCTTCTTCCCAGTTGTAATCTTGACTAGAAGAATCAGGTTTTCCTCCGAAATCTAAATCGAAAGATTGAGCCAGAGTTCTAAGTGTTTCCTCTGGATTATTTTCCAAAGCAGACACTATTTGTTCGGCCTGATGTAAACGATCACGTTCAGCGGCCACCTCTTGAGTCTTTCGGGTGTAATCCGAATGTCTCTGGTAACCGTTTTGAAGTTCTTCAAGGCTGACCTGTTCTTCGACACCATCTACCTTGATGGTGTACGTTTCCCCAGGTTCCAATGGAACATCTATTGAAGATTCAGGGTCATCCACATACGTGGATTCCATATCAACTTCATTTTCTTCGGGCACTAGCCCCTCCTAGGAATTCTCTGCGAGATTGTTCCTAATAACTATAGGGGAGTGTCCCACTATAAAGAGGGAAGCTCGACACCCATTTGATTTTGAAGCTGCGCTAAAATCTCTGGCGGTATGCCCCCAGTGGGCGCAAACGCACCACCTTCAGGCGCTCCCATCCCTCCAGCCATACCCATTGCACCTAAATCTGGCGGAGAAACTATTGGTCCTTCTTCCTCCACGACTTCTTCTCCCTCTGGCTGCGGAGGTTGCCCTTGCATAATGAACTTCGCTGGATCTTTGATACCAAAACCATTCTCCAACACATGCATCGCTAAAGCAGCAGGATCAATAACTGTCCCAACAAGCGGACCTATAGCATTCATCAACGAAATCGCTTGTTGCTTACGAATTGTGTCATTCATCGGCTGCGTAGAACCAGCTTGAACAGAGAAATCGTATTCTCCAGTAATGTCTTCACGGCTGTAGTCAACAAACATGTCTTCACCACCGACACTGGTGATTCTGGCTATTTGTTCGCCTGTCATAAACTCTTGCATGAGTTGTATGACTCTTCCAGCTACCTGAGAAATAGCAATTTCAACAATCGCTAACTTGTCCGCAGACCGAGCATTCTGGGCATCAGCAACAATAGAAGCCTCAGTAGCCGTACGTCTTATCTCAGGCATTGCGCCTCTGGCGTACTCCGAAATACCTGAAACAGTATTGATATCAGCTTCAATTATGGACGAATAGTTGTATATTTCAGGGCTAATTGGCACTTGAGGCATCGGAACAACCACTTCAGAAAGTGGTTTGTTCTCATCCACGACAGGGACCATGCGTCCATCATCATCAGATTCAAGAGCTTCACGACCTTCAGGCCCAAATGAGCGTTCGTGGTACAACCATTTCCTGGCGTAACGCTTTCTGTCGTTCATCAACTGTGAACGAGTCTTATCAAGCTCCAACTGGAGACTTTCAATACTTTCGAGATCACCTATCGGATAGAATTGATCTGGAACATCATAATTTCGGACCATTACGAACGGTTGACCATATGCGTAAGGCATTGCCACGGGATCTATAAGGAACTCGTCAGCACCCTCAGCGTAAACCGAAAGCGTGTTCAATCTCATGTCGTAGTATTCCCATACAACTACTTGGTCAGGGAGATACTGGTTTTTTTCTTCCATCGCTGTGTTGTCATCAGGAATATAGTTGCTTGACAGCCGTTTCCGTGCCGATGGTCTGTAACGCTTATCGTTTTGAGCTTCTTTAAGGTCCCTTACAATCCGTTGAGCAATCCAACCAGCTTCTCCCATTGTGTTTGCTTTAGGATCTACAAAAATGTCGAAAGGAGAAATCCTTTCCACGAACGGCTGATCCTCAACGACCCTCGTAATTGTTTGAGGGATATTTGCGTAGATATCTTCGTTCGTGGGAAGGTCAGCAGCTAGCTCAGGGCTATCTGCTGCGAAATCTGCGACTTCTTGAAACGCTTGATCTATTAAACTTTCCCGCTCAACTTCGGTAACAAGTTGTGTTTGCTCAAGAAATTTCCAACCAACTTTTATCCAGCCATGACCAAATATTAGGAAATCTTTAACTGCGTGACGGAAAGGGTCACGAAAGTTGTGGTGTTTCCACATGTAGTTGATGATTGCTTCAACAAATATGGCCCTGTCAACATTCTCTTCCGTGTTTGCTTGAACAACTATCTTTGGATAGTTCACCGCAACACTTGGTGCGATCACGTTGACTGTCGAAAACGCTAAATTAACTGCAATCAGATCTTGCTGGTTTGAAGTTGTCGAAGGCCAGTGCTTACCCTTGTACAAGTCTATTAACCGTCGCCAAGTGTTTTCGTAGCCTTGCTGGTCACGCCATTGGCGACATTTCTCGACGCCCTCAGTGTATTCACCTAGGAGTTCTTGACGAGACTTTTGAACCATCAGAATTGCGCTTTCTCAGGGAGTTTTTCGATGTTACGCCCTTGAGATTTAGCTTCGGCAAACACCTTAGCTTCTCGTTCACGGTTAGTCAGATGACGTTCATCTACAGGCAAAGTCTTTCTATAGGCTTCACCCGTATGCACTGTTATCGATTTTAGGCGCAAACGACGTTCGTAAAGTTCCCTGAGTTCCTTTAAGGGAACATTTCTCCGTGCGAGAACATACTCAGAGAACTCTACGAAGCTGGCCTCATCTCGGAGGACAGCCATATTTTAACCAGCGTTATGGCCGCGAAGATTGGGCTGCTTACCAACAGGCTCAACCTTGCCACTGGTTCCGTGCTGGTTTTTCGGGGTTTCGCGAACACTCACAGTTTTACCTAAGTCACCGTTTTGGTTCGCATACTTCCCTGCAGTCAATCGCTGTTTAGGTGATTGTGGGCCACCAGGGGTCCAAATGGGGTTAGCGGATACTGATCCGCCACGTTCCATCTTGTTATTTGCACCTTTAGTACCGTCAACGGTGACTCCAGGTGTTTGAGCAATATTTCTTCCCACGGATTCCTCCAAAAATGACATGTCTATAGAAAGGTTAGCGTGTCCCACGGATAGTAGTACCGCCTATGAGAGAAGAAGGTCTATCTGGCTCTCCCATTGCTAAACGTGCCCACCAGTCAACAGTCCAATAATCGTTTACTTCAACTTTGTACTCGGGTTCGTGAGCGTATTTACGCATCTGGTTAGCCAAAGCTAACGCCATCACACGGTCATCGTAAGGAGAACCACCCATACTTCCCCTGTCGTTACGAACAAAAGTTCGTAACTCTGCCAAAGTGTGACGGTCTTTAATGGATATCTCTTCGTTCCGTAATGCAGAACTCAAGTCATCGATCATTAGCGGTTTCGACGTACGAGTGGTCTTCCAACCGTACTCGTGACCAATTCTGTTGTTCACACTGTTGAGTTGTCGCTTGCGAAACAAATTGGGGTAACCCAGGTGACGCAACTCAGTGATGGTTGTCAAACCATGGTTGTTTGACTCGACACAGCACAAAGCTGCATTGAACCAACGGCCTACATTATCTACCTCTTCGGCTAAAAGGTCTGGAGCGATATGGCCGTGCCATATGGCTGCTTGGTTTCCTGTAGCAACATTTAATACCTGGATGACAGAGTAATCGCCATGACCTAAACCTTCAGCCGTGTCGATACCCATAACGTAAGCGGATCTTGCTGTAGGACGTTCCCAAACTTCTAAACTCATTGCGACCGAAACTCCAACACCCCAGGGGCCTTAAACATATACCCAGTTTCGCCGTGAATAACTTTTCGTTCCATAGCTTCAAGAATATCTAGATCGAATACAGGGTTGCCTGACTTGACGAACGCCTCCTCAGGCGTCGTCGGATATTCCTGAGCAAGCTGCCACGGTAACATGGATGCTACTTTTTCCATGTACCATGCTTCCCCCCTATCCTCCGTCGCAGACCAAGGATAAAACATCGACGAAAACTTGTTAGCCCCAGTTGTAGCACCCACCCACAAGTGGTGGAAAAAGTTTCCTGAACCGTTAGCGGTACTCAACCCAATGATACGGCCACCTACGTCAGCTACAGGTTCGATAGAAGCCCACGCCTCCTCAGCGTTGGGCAAAAAAGCCCACTCATCAACAACAATCAGTGTGGCCGACTCACCACGGGCAGGATCTGAGGCAGACGGCATCGACGTAATCTGCGACCCATTATCGAAACCCATCTTCTGCTGATGTTCAACTAGCGACTTAGGTCCACGCGCTATCATCCACTTCGGCAAATGACCAAACCCGTACTTCGTTTTACGAAGCAACAAAACCGCTTCTCGTTCTGTACGACTCAAATCAATAATGTTTTGGTCAGGATGAAAAAACGCCAACCAAAATTGGTGCGCTGATACAAGTGTGCTCCACCCAATTTGACGCGCCTTTAGAGTCAGTGAATACCTATTTTTGGCCCAATGTCGGATAGCTTCCGCCTGAGCCTCACGTAAAGCAAAAAGAATACGCCCGTGAGCAGGATGAGCAATGTGCCAGTAATTCTGTAAAAAATAGTTCTCATCGCGAACACATTTCCTCCACTCTGCTTCTTGACGAAGTTCTGATAATCTAGACATTATGCTCACCAATCATTACTGGTACATCCCAAGGGCTTTAACCCCACAGCAGTGCGACGAAATCCAGCACGCCGCCGCACACGTTGAACAAGTAGAGGGATTCCACTTCGGACACGAAGAAGGACATCGGAAATCGCAGATCTCATGGATCTACGAGCCTTCATGTGCAGAAACCATTGGCGCTTGGATGTATCAAGCGAACTCGGAAGCAGGCTGGTACTACGACTTACAAATAGCTGAAGCCGTTCAATACACCAGGTACTCCGTTGGAGATCACTACAACTGGCATATCGACGGAAACCAAGACCAGCACGCTGCCCGCAAACTCGTTGCTCAGGTAGCACCACCGATTCCTTTGAACGTGACACCGTTCCCCAAATTTCAGGGAACTGTCCGAAAGCTTTCAGCAACAGTCAACCTTTCAGATCCCAAAGATTACACGGGAGGGGAACTTGAACTCCGATGCTACGACCAGCTTCACATATTCAACGACGCCCCCAGAGGATCTATCGTTGTATTCCCCAGCTTCATGGAACATCGTGTAACTCCTATCGAATCAGGTGAACGTCACGCAGCAGTCATGTGGTACAACGGTTACCCACTTCGCTAACCAGGCTCAATGAAAATGCATTCACCAGGACATTCCTCAGCAGCTTCAATTAACGCATCAATGTCCTCGTCAGGAACTGTAGCCATACCCTCACTCATCTTGTGGACGGGTTCACCTTTCGGGGAACCCTTCGGCCCATACAGATTCGGCCAGTCAGGCTCTTTCACATAAGCCAAACCATCAGCATGCATGTCAAACACTGAAGGACAGATCTCCACGCAGATACCATCCCCAGTGCATAAGTCCTGATCGATCCAAACTTTCACCAGCAACACCCACCATCTTCATTACCTAGCCTTCGCCACCATCCGACTGCTCAGGCACATACTTCTGATACGAAAACATCGACGCCTTCTCGCCGAACACAGTCACCCCAGGCTCAATCGGCCACACCCGATCATCCCTCCTATATTCACGGATAATCGGAGGAATCTTAAACCCCTGACCCGCACACACCGAAACCCTAAAATTTGTCATACTAACAGCCTAGATCTTTCCGCAACTGCTCCCACACAGACCACTGTGACTCAGTCCACGTATGATCCATAGCACTATACAACTGCGAACACTGCAACCCCCAACCATCAACAGGAGACTCACCCCCAGGCTCGCTCACCCCAAAGGGCCACCACATCAGTACCCCACCAATAGCTACAGCCAACGCCACACCAGCAGCAGTAATAGCCTTAACAATCTTTTTAATAGCCTCAGACCAAATATCTGCCTTCTCAGCCACATCCTTTATAGACACATAAACCCCCCACAGAGTTATTTCTTTCCCCTGTTACGGGCACGATTCGTAGAACTATCCTCCAACGTCGTGCCACCCCCCGCAGTATGGGAAACATCCTTACCAGTCAAAACCTGACCAGCTTTCGCTCTAGCCCTCCGCTCCTTATCTAAGTCCGCCCGATACGCCTTGCGTTCGGGAGTCGCATGATACTTCGTGTTGTATGCATCCTTCTTAGCTTTCGCATCAGGATTATTGTTGTAATACTCAGTCGATTTACTCACCATCACTGACAACTTTCACAAACATCGATCTCATCAATCGAACACTCAATAGGTTCATCATCCAGAAACGGGTCCAACTCAGGACGCTCACCCATCTCATTCAGTTGCATCCACATACCATCATCAAAAAGCTCTTGAGAAGTCGCCCCAGACACCCTCACCTTTTCGTAACTTTCTTGCCTGTCTTTTTGGCATACAACTTAGCGGCTTTACGGCCCTTAGTCGAATAAGAAAAATGTTTCTTGCCAACCTTAGGCATCCTCACTCCTTAAACCAGAAACCAACGAATCCAACTCAGCAGCCAACTCCGCATCAGACATACCAGACGCCTCACGCTCATCATCAACCACCACTCTCCGCTTCGGAGTGAACCGTTCTATGTACTGTAAGTACAAAGAAGCAGCCTTAACATCACCCTGCGCAGCCTGCTTGTACAGAGCGTCAACTACTGACTGGGTACGCTCGGGGTGGACGTTCAACTCGGCAGCCCTGCGGTCCCACTCACGGACAAAACGAGGATCAGACTTCCACCGTCTCACCGTACGCTCATTCAAGTCACGCTCAACACACCATTCCTTCGCAGAATCAGGAACACGCTCATCCGATAACAGCCAGTCGAGGAATTCTGCCCATTGGTTGGGCATTACCTGTTGTCCTGTGTCGGGGTCTGTGGTCCAGCCTCGGCCACCACCATTTTGGGGCATAACGAACCTCCTATAAGAAAGTTTAGTTGTCCCGTTTGGGAAAGTGGGACAATGTCAGTATAGTGTAGGGGGGGGGTGGGGGGGGGGGGCGGGGGGAGGG